CATGTTTGTCATCATTATTGTGGATCATGTACGGGATCAACTTAGATCTATCAAATAGATGTACGAATAGATGTCCTGGTTGTGCACGAGATAAATTCAAACATGTGCCTGGTTCTGACCTTACAGAGTCAGACATGGAAAAGATATCTAATTTTTTTCAAGCAATTACATTTTGTGGTCAGGTTTCTGACCCTGTGCTACATCCAAACTTTCATAAACTCCTTGCTATATGCTTGAGAAAAAATAGAAAAGTTGTGGTTCATACTGCTGTAGCAGCAAGACCAAAAATGTGGTGGTCTAGATCTTTTGTCATGTCAAGAGGTAAAAATATTGAGTGGGTGTTTGCTATAGATGGTCTACCGAAAGATAGCAATAAGTATAGAGTAAATCAGGATGGAGAAAAATTATTTGATATCATGTTGAAGTGTGCATCATTTGGTGTGCCTACCACATGGCAGTACATAGTTTTCAACTACAATCAAAAAGATGTTGAGCACTGCAAGCAGATAGCAAAGGAACACAATATAAAATTCATGCAAATTGATTCTGGAAGATGGGGGACTGATGCTTTGAAATCTTTGCAACCTGACGATAATTATTCTAATATAGATGGTGTGTCTATAAGGAAATATGTATGAGACCTAAACTTCTATTGAATGCAGGATACCCTTCATCTGGAACATCGTCATTATACTATACATTATGGAATAATAAGTATGGACATGGTGGTGGTGTGAAAGAAAGTAGTTATCTTCTTCACACACAATCACCACAGGTAATGAAAGATAGAGAGAAACTACATCAAAGAAAAAAAAGGTATGGTAAAGGTATACACAGACCATGGACATTACCCGATAGTATGTTCATGCCTGAACATACGTTTGATAAAAAACCAAGCATTGACAACTACATTAATTACTACATCAAATTATGGAAAGTTATAGGTGATGAGTATCAATCTCTTCTTGACTTCTCTAATCCAGAACAACAACTGACAGAAAAATTTATGATGTCAATCAGAGATGAGTTACTCAAATATTTTGACATCAAGGTAGTAATGATGCTTAGAGACCCTATAAAAAGGTTGTGGTCAGTTTGTAATAGAAAATCATTGACAGAGGGAGGAACACCACACTCACATATGAAATTTGATAATCCTTATCTAAGTTACATTGAAAAATATGAGAGGTATGTAAGAGTATGGGGAAAGGAAAGAGTAAAATTTATTATAAATGAAGATTTTTATAAAGGAGATATGCAACCTTTATCAAAGTTTTTAGAATTTTCTATATCACCAACTTATAAAAATGTAATTCATCTCACTTCACTAAAGAATAAAATGTATTCACAATGGTGTGATCTTGAATATAAAACATGGAGATATGCTTATGAAAACATGAAATGGGTCTATGATGAGTTTGAAAATAAGTTTGGTTATATACCGAATGATTGGGCAAGTTGTATATAGCAGACAAAAAACCTAAATAATTTTAGTCAAAATTCGGGTACTGCAGGGAGTTAGAATGGCACTTCGATTAGCATCTCCAGGTATTTCAGTAAGAGAGGTTGACCTTACTAGGGGTGGCGTAGATTTTACACTCAACGTTGTTGGTGGTATTGCTGCTCCTTTCCGTAAAGGACCTGTCAATGAAATAACTAGAATCAACAATGAAAAAGAATTAGTTGACACATTTGGTGAACCAGGTGTGGGTACAACTGATTTCCACTACGAGTGTTGGTATGGGGCAGCAAACTTCTTATCATATGGTGGTAAGTTGGATGTTGTACGTGTTGGTGGTGGAGACTTAAACACAGCAAACGCTGCATCAGGTCAAGCATCTTTAGGAAATCTTCGAGTAGATGGATACGAAGATTATATCAATAATCAAGCAGATGATACCACTTGGTATTTTTCCGCAAAAAATCCTGGTGCATGGGCAGAAAATATTAAGGTTGCAGTCATAGACAATGCTGCAGATCAAGTATTTACTGGCGTTACCACCACAAACATATTTGTAGGATATGGTGTTACACAATCTCTCACTGGTGTAACAGTGGGTGTTGGTACTACTGCTGCTGCAAGTGGTATGTTGAAGGGTATTATTTCAAAAATTGGAAGTGGTACAATAGATGTTCGAGTGGTAAGTAAAGTAGTTGATGGTGTAGAAACACTAGTAAACTATCAAGAGGGTTCTCAACTTGAGTTCAAAACAGGAACAGGTAATCTGGTTGGTATCAACTCTTCAAGCACTGCTAACATAAACAGTAGGTTTACACCTGCCTCTGGCACCATAAGTGATTGGTATACAGCACAGAATATTATGACGAGTGTGGCAGATGGTGGATCTGACATTGTGACTATCCCTTGGAAGTCAGTGCTCAATAAACCAAAAACAAACGACTATGTTACAAAGAGAGATGGAGCAAATGATGCTCTTCACGTTGTAGTCATAGATGCAGGTGGTGGTGTTACTGGTGATGTGGGATCAGTTCTTGAAAAATTCCCCAACCTTTCTAAAGGAAAAGATACCACACAATCTGGTGGTAGATCAATTTACTATAAAGATTTTCTAGCAGATAACTCCGAATTCATTTTTGCTGGTGTATCACCCGTAAATGGAACAGATACTCATCATGGCACAGAACCATTAGCATCTGGATTCAGTAGTGGATTTGTTCCTGTGACTGACAATGCTGGAGCGTGGGGTCAAAACGTAAAGAATATTAAATTTGCTTCTTTAGGAAATGTAGGATATCCTCTTGTAGGTGGTAAAGATTACACAGGTGTAGGATTGTTTGATGCACCTTTAGGTGACATACTATCAGGATATGATAAATTTGCTGACCCCGTAGATAGTGACATTAGATTCTTATTACAAGGATCTGCTCATAAAACAAAAGAAGAGGAACAAGCAAAAGCAAATAAAATGATCCAGATTGCCGAGGGCAGAAAGGATACGGTTGCTGTTATATCACCTAATAGAACTGCAACAGTAAATGTAGCAAGTGCTACAGATCAATTAGATAATGTTTTATCATTCTTCTCACCAATAACCTCATCATCTTATGTTGTGTTTGATTCAAGTTATCAATACGTTTATGATAGGTTCAATAAAAAGTTTGTTTATATACCTTCATCTAGTGATATTGCTGGATTGATGGTAAGAACAGATAGAGATTCTTTCCCATGGTTCTCACCTGCTGGTACAGCAAGAGGTGGTTTGAACTTCCCCGTGAAACTTGCGTTCAATCCTGGTCAAGACGCTAGAGATAGACTCTATGCAAATAGAATCAACCCTATCATATCACAACCTGGTTCTGGTATAATTCTTTTTGGAGATAAAACAGGATTAGCATTTGAAAGTGCATTCGATAGAATCAACGTAAGAAGACTCTTTATCACTGTAGAGAAAGCGATTGAAAACGCTGCTAAATCAGCACTCTTTGAACTCAATGATGCTGGCACGAGATCTAATTTCGTCAACGTTGTTGAACCATTCCTAAGGGATGTTCAAGCAAAGAGAGGAATTCAAGATTTTCTTCTTATATGTGATGAATCAAATAACACTGCTGATGTTATTGACCGTAATGAGTTTATTGCGGATATATTCATCAAACCAGCACGTTCGATTAACTTTATCGGACTAACATTCGTAGCTACACGCACTGGAGTATCCTTCAGTGAAGTTGTAGGAACTGTGTAATCGGAGACCCCCACAATTATGGCATTAGACAAAAACATTTTTGATATCAGAAATAACACAAGGACCATTGATTCCTTCAAGACTAGACTGGCTCAGGGTGGTGCTCGTCCCAACCTTTTTGAGGTTGAATTAAAGTTTCCAAGCGGAGTAGGAATCTTTGATGACGAAATCGGAGATCTCTCTCATAGAATGATGATCAAAGGTGCTCAATTACCTGCATCAAATATTGCTGAGGTTGTTGTTCCTTTTAGAGGAAGACAACTTAAGGTAGCAGGTGACAGAAGGTTTGATCCTTGGACAATAACAGTGATCAACGATCAAGACTTCAAATTAAGAGAAGCATTTGAACGTTGGGCAAACTTTATAATAAAGGTATCTGATGGATCTGGTACTAAAGAACCCACAAATTACTTTACAGATTGGACTGTCAACCAATTAGGTCGTGCAGCCACAGACCTTAAAACTCGTGGTGAAAACAGTGATGCCAAACTTCCTGTGCTAAGGAGATACAGCATGAAAGGTTGCTGGCCTAGTTCAGTGAGTGCTATTGAGTTGAGTTATGATACTCAAGACACAATTGAAGAATTCCAAGTTACACTTCAGGTGCAATGGTGGGAGGCATACGATGATAATTCTAACGATTCTGTGGTATAATAAATACGGTATATAAAGTAAACTGATATTATGGCAAAACTCTTTGGATTCTCTATAGAAGATGAATCTAAGAAATCTAAAGGCGTAGTCAGTCCTGTACCTCAAAACAATGAGGATGGGGCTGACTATTATCTGTCTACAGGTTTTTACGGTCAATATGTAGATATTGAGGGTGTATTTCGTACAGAGTTTGACATAATAAAAAGATATCGTGATATGGCATTACATCCTGAGTGTGATACTGCCATTGAGCATGTTGTAAACGAAGCAATAGTTTCTGATCAAAATGATTCTCCAGTCGAGATTAATTTAGATAACTTAAGTGTAAGTGAGAATCTCAAAAAAATAGTCAGAGAAGAATTTAAGGGTGTAAAAGATTTGCTTGATTTTGACAGCAAATCTCATGAGATATTTCGTAACTGGTATGTAGATGGTAGATTATATTATCATAAGGTTATTGATACACAAAAACCTGATGAAGGCATTCAAGAATTAAGGTTTATAGATGCTCTCAAAATTAAATTAATGAGAGTTCAACCAAAGAATGAAAAAGGTGCTAAGGGTGCTGAAGGTATTCCTGTATTACCGTACGCAGGCGAGACAACTATAAACAAAGATGCTAAGGTAATAGAATTTTATACGTATTACCCGCAAGGAATGGCACAGAGATATGGATCTGTTGCTGGTAAAGGCATAAGGATTGCTAAGGACTCAATTTGTCATGTGCACTCTGGTCTCGTTGATAGAAATAAAAAACTAACATTATCATACTTACACAAAGCAATCAAGGGTCTCAATCAATTGCGTATGATCGAGGACTCTTTGGTGATCTACAGACTATCAAGAGCACCAGAACGTAGAATATTCTACATTGACGTTGGTAATCTACCTAAAGTAAAGGCAGAACAATACCTACGTGACGTGATGAGTCGTTACAGAAACAAACTCGTCTATGATGCAAACACAGGAGAAATAAAAGATGACAAAAAATTTATGTCAATGCTCGAAGACTTCTGGTTACCCAGAAGAGAAGGAGGACGAGGTACTG